ATAAGTGAATCAAGTGCTGCGGTAGTCTTCTCTACGCTACCTGAGCCAATCTTTAGTTCAGCTTCTCCAGCCATTGATTACCCCCATTTCTTCATTATTGTACCCCTGAAGATCATATCCATCTCCATAAGTGTTTTGTATTCCCACGGGGATATCTCTTGATTAGAAAGCCGCATGTGTGTCTCAATCTTGACAGGATCAAATGGTTCAATACTCTCAGATGGTTTTCTTAAAAAATGCATATCCCAGAACATATCTTTTAAGCTTGAGATATCACTTGTATCTAAATTACGATCCCTCTCAAGCAGAGGGGATACCTCACCAAAGTTCTCTTCTTTTAGTTTGTGAAGTGTTCTTGCCCTCTTGCCCTTCCTATCTGTTACATCAAGTTCAGCATATAGCTCTATCCATTCGTAGGCGACATGCTGACAATTGGCAAAAAATGATCACGTTCTCTCACAGCCAATGCAATCTGATTATAGATATGGTTATTATCCGCATCTGAGAAGCAGTCAACAGCTCCCTGCTGTGTGAACGCCTCACCAAAGAACTCTTCATCCCAGTCTTCAATTGCACACGCTACAGTCATCACTAGGAGCTTCTGTGTGTGCTCTTCTAAGATAGCAGCTTGTTCATCAATCAACACTTGGTTATCTTTGTCATCCTTAATCTTTTCTTGAGCATCAGCTAAGGAATCTTGGTAGTCACGTAAGTGTGGTGTATACTTCTTCAAGAACACTTGATCTTGTTGTCCACGGAGTAATACCCAACCCACAGGATAATCCTCAACCACTTCATCACCAACTAATACATCTGCTGTGACTTCTAATTTGTACTTGCGAAACTGAACACCCTTAAGTGTCATCTTTGGTAGCTTAACTGCCATTTTACTTTCTCCTTATATAACTTTTAAATATTCCAAATTCTGAACCCACAATCCATTTATTCGTAACTCTGTTGGTTTTATCATCCCCATAGCTGCTTGCCTTGAAGAACCACCTTCTAGGTCGTTGATATAATCAACTGGATTGTAGTATATAACATCAGATCCTAATTTGAGTTTTTTGATTTGGTCTTGTATTGCATCTAGTGACGCTTTACCTTTCTCAAAACCATACGGCTCTTTTACAGGTTCACTTCGATCAGAATTTGTTACATTCCAATTTGAAGATGCCAACCCTGTATCTAGAGGTGTATGGTAAACTAGCTCACCACCTATATCATAAAGGGTGGCTTCATAGGCGAGGATCAAGTTATTCTTAATCCCCTCCAACTCTTTAATAGAATCTCTGATCGCTTCTTCCAGAGATGCCATAGCTTACACCAAGTAAGATGCCATTATAAAGCTGTCAACGCTTGCTGTGTCGACGATAGCAGATCCAGTGATAGATGCTGTCACTAAACCTGTTGCGTTGTTCAGCGTGTAACCAGTGGCTTTAAATGATGGTAGGTACAACACTAGTGACTTATCTGTTGCCTTGTCTTTCAATTGCAACATAATCTTAGCACTATTCTCATTCTGGAAGTTGATATAGTCCTGTTCACTCTGGAACAATGCTTCATAATCAAGGTTGATACGTAACTTAGCTGAGATTGCACCAGCAGCTTCATAACTACAACCAGTGAAGAATGTTGATGTACCATTCTCAATACCTAATGAACCAGATACCCAGATACAACGAGTATCAGTGCTGTTAGAGATAATTGCACCATCTTGTAAAACCAATGGATCATATTTAACATGAGCTGTAGGTGATGCATGAGCAGCAGTGCTATTTACTAATGTAGGATCAAAATCTTCATATTCTGCACTAGCTCGTTTTCCAGCACCAAGTAATGAGAACGTTGTCTTAACTGTACCTTCAGATGGTAAGTCAAATGATGCACCTGATACCACTGCACCAGCAGTCATGAAACGTGCAACAGTTGTACCGTCTTCAGCAAACAATGTCTCTTCAGCATTAAAAGACTTCAAAGTCTTAGCTGGTCGTAATGTTGATACTGGATTAATAGTGACATCTGTAGGTGTTGCTGCAAGAGTTGCCAACTTTTGTAAGGGTGACATGAATGTTGCTGTTGTACCTGTAACACCTGTCAACACAACAACGCCAACTAATCCTTGGATTGCTGCTGCTGAAATACCAGATAGGCGATAGATGTTACCCACCTTTGCACCCAATGCTGTTTGTTCCACGGATGTTAACGGGATAGTAACTGAGTATAATGTACCTGTTACTGACACAGCAGTTAATGTCTGTGCTGCACCTGCTGTTGTGAACTCACTGTATAATAGAGATTCAAATAACTTGTTATAGTTTTCTGGATCAACTTCAACAGGGAATGAACCTGCAACGTTACTGTTTCCTAAACGAACACCAGCAAGCTGTGAATTTGGTGTACGTGCTTCAGACTCTAAAGCATTACGTGTAGCATTAAAAGTACCATCGTTGTTTTGGAAATATTTAGCACCTGCATAAGTGCTAGGTGGCTTGCCCCAACCGTTATCTTCCTCTAGTAGGGAAATAGTTGAGTTGTCACCTTTGAAGACTACGTTAGCTGTCATTAATTAATTGCTCCTAGTTGTTATTTTTATAATAGATTTCACAATCAATAAAGACTCTGTTGAATAATCTTCCAGTCTCATTGTCTGCTGCAACTATTGATTGTTGGTATGTTTTCAAAATAGTTAATACATTATCACCAACCACTATGTGTTTGTTGTTAGGGAAGTGCTCCTCTATTGCACCAGATACAGCTTCATTGATATGTAACCCAAGCTCCTTCTTTGTCTTTATCCACAAACCATACTGGTAAAGCTTATATGATAAACCTGTCTGAGAAGGTGTTCTCAAGAACTGTGGTGTCTTTACAAGGAATGCCTCTGCCCAAGACAGTGATTGACTCATGGTAGTTGGTATCTCACCTGCAACTATCTGTATTGTATTTGTGCCAGTTAGTCCATAAGGTGTAAGATCTATCAACCTCTCGTTGTCAATAGCTGTTGGTGTACCTATTTCAAGTAGATGTTCAGCCAATGCCCTCCGTACCTGCAAATCTATAAATACTGACATAGTTATGCCCCCACATATAATCTTGCTAGCACAGGTGTAACCCCATCAGGACAAGTTAACTTAACATTAATAATATTCACCTCTCTTCCATCAGGGAATAAGAACTTTATTGACTTATCGGTGACAAGTTTGTTGAAATCAAGTGTGTCAACCATATCATCGCCTACAGCAGGGATTAGTAGTTTGAATAGACCATTAGCAAGTGCTGGGCTTGAAAAATCATTACTACTCATGGAACTCTGTGCAAAGTAAGTCTCCTTATTTAGTATAGGCACATACCCACCACCCATGGGGTCTGTTTTATATGTCTTAATAAAACCCCTCTGTTTATTACCAGCTAACTTTATGGTAGAAAGTATCTGCTTCTTTTCCCTATCGAATGGCATACCACCTTACCTCCCAATCACGCTGAGTAACATTAACACCATCAACGTACCAAGCTGAAACATCTTCTTTCCAGTATACAGAGTGCATATACGCTGATACAATCATACCCCTATCTAAATCCTTCTGTGAGAGTGCTTCAGAGGGGCTAGAGAAGGAGATACCATCTAGTGAGGCTAACTCACCACCTGCTGTTAATAACTTGCCAGAGGAGCTTACAGATAGGTTGTCGTCAATAATATTAATAACTAGACCATATGGGCCTTGCTCATTGGTAATAATCATATCTACTATCTGTGGATCAGTATACTTTGGTGTAGTTAAATCAGTGTCATCAAGATAATCTCTCACAACGGTAATAGGGTTACTTCTGTCTGATGGATACGTGCTTAACCCAGCCTCCTTTGCATTTAGCATTGACACAACATACCTTAGTGGTATTACATCAAGCATACTCCACAGTTCAGCATCTGTGTACTTAAGTAAAAGCTCCTCTGTGTCACCTGTGTGAAGCCGCAAACGTGTTATAGGTTCCTGTATTAATAATGGGTCATATGACCAAGGTATGGATGTCAAACCCTCACCTACAATGTTCCTCCAAACTGTGACACGATCACTAATAACAAGAAGTGATATGAGTAGTTCATCTGTAAAATCGTAAGGTGTATCTGAGTCTTTTAAATAAGACCTGAGTAATGCTAATTGAGCAGCACCATCCAAGCCATCCCTTTCTGGTATATCAGTAATAAGCGGCATTGGTGCTCCTTATATTATTCAGCGGGTAGTAGTCCCTTCAGGGTAGCTTCTTCTTCAAGTGTAACTAACATAGCCTTCATACTAATTGCTGATGACTTTTTAAGTTCAATATCAAACTGTGCTGCATACCCAATTAAATCATCCTTAGTCATCAACAGTTTTGCATTCTCCATAGCAAACATACCACGATCTTCATTGACTTCTAGTGGTGTGGGTACTTCCTCTGGTGACTGTACAAACTTAGCAATTGGCCCAATAGGGTTGTCATAAAACAACTCAATAGGTGATACTAGACTCCGCATCTCTTCTTCAGTACCAATTACACCATTATAGAAATGCACATGTAAATGATACAAGTCTAGGAATGTAGGTACTTGATCACGGAACTTCAACCGCATCCCACCTAAGAAAATGTCATCACACAGGACGAACCATTTCGCATCCCAAGGGTTGAAAATACGTGACTCAATGTTTAAATCTTTCATAAATACTCCATATTGCGAAAAAGGGCAAGACAAGGATATGTCCCTATCTTGCCCAATTTAAACTTAGATCACATCTGCAAGGTATAGACCAAGAGCAGGTGCTACAATGTGGTAGCTAAATGCAGTCTGACCTTCAATCATTTCAGAGCTTAAACGCTCTTCACGGTAGCGCTTGATTGCAGTGTTACCTAAAACACCAGCATCAGGGTACAATGAAGTCCACTGACAACACACAGCAGCAGTAGCTGAATATTGACCACTTGAAGCCATGTCAACATGCATGAACAGGATACCTTTACCACCAACAAACTGATTAACTAAATCAGTAGTACCAGCAACATCAGTAGCATAACCTTCTGAGTTAACTGTGATAGCATAAGTAGCACCGTCAATAGTGGCAGCAGTAGATGGTTCAACAACATCTAACACGAAAATACGTGATGGTGATAAGCCAAGGTGTGATGCGATAGTATCTAGGACAGCATCATCAGAACCACTGTTTGCATTGGTGTAAAGTTTAGTAGTCTTGATTACTTGGTTACGCTTAAGTGCAGTGAACACTGTACGAGGCATAACAACTGTGTTAGGACGTAAACCAGACTTCAACTGGATGGCTTCCATAGCAGCATCCATTACATCTAGTGGAGCTGAAGTAGCATTACTGAACTTCTGGAATGCACCAGCAACCACTGGTTCTGCAACAGCAGCATCTTGACCTGTCCAATCTGTAGCCCAGATACCAGCAGCTAACAATGCAGATGCAAGTGCTTTCTCTTTGTTCAATAGGAACTGACGGGTGATGAACTTAGTAGCATCTTCATAGATACGATCAATAGGCATATCAGCGTTAGCAACTTGCTCATCAGTAACTGGCTGCTTTAATGCGAATACAGCAGTAGTGAAGGTCTTACGGCTTACACCATATTTAGCCATTGATGCTTCAGTACCTTCAGCACGAGCTTTTACTTGGTTAACCATGAAGTATGCTGGTTCATAGAAGTAGTATTGATCTGACTTCTTAGATGAGTTAAAGTTTGATACGATAAGACGAGCTTTAAACTCTGCATCTTCTTGTACTACTTTTACAGAGTAGTCTGATAATGGACGGTCATAGTGTACAGATGACTCAGTGATTACAGACTTAGCTTTGTTTACTTGTTCAGACATTAATTTATTATCCTTGTATTATTTATTATTTTGTAGTTATTATTATTGGAATAAATAATTAACCATAGATAGCAGTAAATTCTGCTGTTTGACGAACGCTTGCACGAGCAGCAGCTAATGCAGACTTATCATCAGAATCACCACCTTTAGCTTCAACTAATGCCTTGGCCTTGGTGTCTACATACTCTTCTGGGGATAGGTTTAATGAACCCTCAGTAGAACCTGTATCTCGGAACAGATCACCAGCCATCGTGATGTTAGCTGCAACAGCTAGGGCTTTGGCGATTACTGTATGTTGTTCTGGTGCTAGTTGTTCAATATGCAGCATTGCATCAACAATAGCGTCAGTTGGATTTTCTTCTGTGCTAATGCGCTTATACTCACTTGCACCCTTTTCAAGTGCCTTAGCTCGTACAGTTGCCTTCAACTCAGATTCAAGTTTAATAGACTTGGCACGTTCAGTACGTGCAAACTCAGCTAATGCTGGGTCAACAAGCTCTAGTGATTTACACTTGTCTTCAAATGATTGCTCACCTGAAACTTTTAATTCTTTTGACTTCTCAACTCGTGAATTGGTCTCATCCCATACTTGTTGCCAGATTGCATCCCACTTAGCACAATCTTCGTACCACATGGCATCTTCAATATCCCAACAAATGCCATTGATAATTGAGAACACTTCCCATGCATCTGCATCAGGTGCTTTAGCTTTGATATCTATGACCATCTTAGAGATTGCATCTAGTGCTACTTTAGAAGATTCAACATGTTCTTCAACAGTTAGCATCTTAGCAGCTACAGTCTCAGTACCAGCTTCCTCAACCACTAACACCTCTGGTTGCTCTTCTACGGCTACTTCCTCTTGTTCAGCTACAACCACTGCAACTTCTTCAGTTTCTTCAACCACGGCTTCCACAGGAGCTTCTACCGCTGCTTCTGCTACAACTTCTTCCACAACCACTTCTTCAACAGGCAATTCTTCAACTACAGCCTCCTCAGTCGTGACTTCCTCTACAACTGCTTCAGCAGCATCAAGAGATTTAGCTTTGTCAAGTTTTTCCTTCAAAGCTTTACCCTCCTCAGTTTCTTTAAGAGATACACTCTTAAGTTTTGTTAAATTAATGCCCAATGCACCCTTACCCACAATCGAAATGGTGTGTACCTGATAGTCAGTTAAGACCTTACCAGCACTACCCTCACGATCGATAATGGGGATATTACTTTCAACTGTCATAACTACTCCTCATCAAACTCAATAGCATGTTCATACACACCACCTTCTGGACTGTAGCCAGCAAGCTCACCGCTGACAACCACCTCCCATATAACATCACCAACATGACTATGATCAATTTCTGTCTTAGCCATCCAAGTTCCAGCTTTCATCATCTGACCATTAATCTCACAATCACCCTCTAAGATGTATGACTCAATCACTCTTGCACAATCTACATCAAGTGCATGGTTAATATCACAATCACCAAAATGGTTCTTATTATAATAATGACAAGCTGACTCTACTTCATTAAATGATAACGCTTCATCGTGGAGGTCAAATCGGTTAGGTACAAGAACAGGGCCAATTAGATGACGCTTAACATCATCAAACATCCTTACATCTGGAACATTAATCCCCAATGTATCCCCCTTTTAAAAATAGCCAATATTACTAGGCTTCAAACCCATACCACTTAGTGCATCTTTGATTTTATTCTTATGATACATGTAGTTTTTATTACCCCCTTCAACATAGCCAGAGTATTCAAGTTCAGATTGAACCCTCAGAACACTGGTTGTGCTGTTCCATCTAGTTGCCAGGCTTCTTAGGAACTCACCAGAGTCAACAGCAGCAACCCCACGAACCTTCTCTCTAAGGTAATCTCTTATCTTATTAAGTTGGGATTGTGTAAGATTGAACTCAGAAAGACGTATGTCATAATAGAATCCACTCATAATGATTACTCATCTTTCAGTATGGACTTGAGAGTTGGATCTGTTATATCATCCATTGTTGTATCTGGAATATCTTCACTACCTTCTACCACTTCAGCATTCGGATCAGTTTCAGC